TCACCGTATAATATTATGATTGAAAGGACAATAGTAGATGCAATTTATTAAAACACGCGTCGTCAAAGACCCTGTACGCGACGTTAAAGAAAATGCAGGCATAGATTTCTACATTCCTGAGAATACTGAAGATTTTCGCAAAGCATTACTTAGCAAGAATCCTAAATTATTCTTAAATGAAGCTAATGAAGTCTCAGATAGAACTTCATACTTTACGGTTGAGTCCGGTGAAATAGTTATTGCACCTCATCAGGCAATTATAATTCCAACAGGCATTAAAAGTAAGTTTGGTCCAGAGTTAGCTTTAATTGCTAATAACAAATCTGGAATTGCAACTAAGAAACAACTTATTTTTGGTGCTTCTGTCATTGACTGCTCATATCAAGGTGAGTGGCATATTAATTTAATTAATACTTCTGATGAGTATCAAACATTAAAATGTGGCGAAAAAGCTGTTCAATTTATTCCACATTTAATTTCTACGGACCCAGTTGAAATAGTCGATGCTACTGAAGCTGAATTCTATACAGAAAAGACTAGCAGAGGCGAAGGCTGGCAAGGAAGTACAGGCTTAAAATAATTAATTACAGGAGGTAGGTAAATGACAGAAAATTGTCCATATAAAGATAGATGTAACGGTATCGATTGCGATAAAGATTTTTGCATGCGCAAATATCGTTTAGATTGCTTATACGATAACTCCCTTCTTACTCCATCTTTAAGACAACATAAGACATTATTTACTGATGCTGATGGAACTGATGTAGCAGAGTTTACCAAGCTGTCTAACATTGAGAAGTCAGCAGATAAATTCGTTGCCGATGGCTTGAACTTATATATTCATTCATCTAACTGCGGCAATGGGAAAACCTCTTGGAGCATTCGTATATTAAAATCATATTTTAATAAGATTTGGATGAGATCAAACTTCAAATGTCAAGGTTTATTCATCAGCGTTCCAAGTTATTTATTAGCTTTAAAAGAAAGCATTTCTAAATATAATGAGTATGCAGATTTCATTAATAGAAATGTCTTAGAAGCCGATATTGTTGTTTGGGATGACATTGCAACAAAAATTGGTACAGAGTTTGAGCTTAATCACTTATTAAATATGATTAATACACGTATGAATAATGGTAAATGTAATATCTTTACCTCAAATCTTGGTAAAAAAGAGTTGACAAATGCATTAGGAGAACGTCTGGCAAGTCGAATTTGTAATAAGTCAATTGATATTGAATTACACGGACAAGACAAGCGTTATCTGGATTTAATGAGTACAGTAGAGGGAGAATAATATGTCAGCACAAGTACAAATTATCAACAAAGTATTACAAACAAGAGATTATTCATTAATCGAAAAAAACAATATATCTGAAGACTTCTTCTTTACATACAAAGCAGAGTTTAATTATATTAAGAACCATTATAAACAATATCAAGTGGTTCCTGATAAATTCACCTTCTTAAATGTATTCCCAGATTGGGATATCATAGAAGTCAATGAACCTGACTCTTATTTATTAGAGCAGCTTCAAAAAGAATATGCTATTGCAGCAATTGCAACTGGATTCAATAATGCAAAAGGTGCTGTAGAGTCCAATAATGTAGATGCTGCTATTGAAGTTTTAAAAAAGACAACTGATGGCATTAAGGTCAAGGCTGCAATGACTTGTACAAGCTTAAAAGGTGATTTAAGCCGTTATGACCGTTATCTTGATAGAGTAACAAATCACGACAATTATTATATTTCAACAGGCTTTAAAGAGCTTGATGATATTATTGGCGGCATTGATATTGAAAATGAAAATATGGTCATTGCTGCTAGAACTGGCGTAGGTAAAACTTGGACATTGCTTGCAATGGCTGCAGCTGGAGCAAGAGAAGGAAAAACGGTTGGTATCTATTCTGGTGAAATGACCGCTGATAAGGTCTTCTATCGTATTGATACCTTATTAGGCAATATTAATAACACAGTTATTACCCGTGGCACAGATGCTTCAGCACAACGTCAATACAAACAATATTTAGAGAATATTGACACTTACTGTCCAGGAGACATTAAGGTTATTACACCTAATGATATTAATGGTCCAGCAACTGTCGATGCCATTCAAGCTTTCATTGAAAAAGAAGGCATTGAAGAAATGCTCATCGACCAATACTCATTACTTGAAGATACTAGCCATGCAAAAGCTGGTTGGGAAAGAGTTGGAAACATTTCCAAAGCTGTAAAGAACCTTCAAGTTATGAAGCGTATCCCAATTATCTCTGTTTCTCAAATGAACAGAGATAAAAATGAAGATGGTACTCAAGATACTACACAAATCGGCTTGGCTGATCGTATTGGCCAAGACGCAACTACAATCATCATGCTCGAAAGAAAAATCGTGTATGAAGATGAAAAGGAAAAGACAAGAATTAAAGATGATAAGCTCATCTTAAATGTTGTCAAATCAAGAGATGGCGGCACTGGTAAGCTAGAATATCATGCCGACTTCAATAATGGTAGATTTGTCTACCTTGACCCAAAAGCTACGGTTGATGCTTCTTACTATGAAACACCAACAACGGGCTCCAGTGGGTCCGGAAACAACGTTTTTTAGGAGATTAAATGAGGCAGTTAATTGTAGATAACTATGTTATAGATAAACCAATCATAGAAATCTTAAACAGACTTAGACTTACACTTAACAATGGCAAATTAAAAGACATCGAAGTAAAGACAGATAATATATTAGTTACCTGTCCGGTGCATGATAATGGCCGTGAGTCAACGCCTGCTTGTAATATCTATATTGGAAGTGATTCTAAAATTCCATATGGTTATTTTAACTGCTTTGTTTGCGGTTCTAAAGGACCATTCCTAAAATTTGTAGCTGAGTGCTTTAACTCTTCTACAGATTATGCTAAAGACTGGCTATTAAAAACTTTCGGTGGAGAGCTTGTTGAAAAATCAGCTTTCATGGGAGATGATATTAAAATAGTCCAGCCAAGAAAGAAAACCCATAGAATTGATCCAAGTATCTTAGAATCATTTCAAAAGTGGACTCCATATTTAGGAAAAAGAAAACTTTCACGAGAGATTTGCGAGCTTTTTAAGGTAAGATATGACCCTAAGTATCGTCAAGTTATCTTTCCAGCCTATGATATTAAAGGCAATCTCGTAATGTTGACTAAGCGTTCTATAGATACAAAGACATTCTATTTGGATAAAGATGTTGAAAAACCTGTTTACTGTTTAGATTATGTTATGAAAAATAATTATCAAACGGTATTGATTACAGAAGGACCATTCGATTGCTTAACCGGATGGGAATATGGGTTTCCAACAATTGCAACATTTGGTAAAATTTCAGACTATCAAATCGAGCAAATCAACAAATCTTGCATAAATATTATTTATGCCGCATTCGATAATGATGCTGCAGGACAATCCTTTACAAAAACTTTGAAAGAGAAGCTAACAAAGAGGATTATGATTATCGAAACGAAGTTTCCTGCTAATAAAAAAGATATTAACGACCTAACTAAGGAAGAACTAGTAGATATGCTGAAGTCTGCTAGCAATTCCTAAGGTGAAGCGTCGTATAATATAAACGTGAGTGACATCACACGATACAATCAAAATATAAAGGAGAAAAATACTAAACATGTCACAATTCAATTATTCTGATTACCAAAATGTCGTTAACAGAGCTCAATCTGCTCCTGCTAACAACGCCGTGAAAGTCGGTTTCTTCAAACTTAAGAATGACAAAGACGAAGCTCTTGTCCGTCTTAACGTTACCACCCTTGATGAACTTCAATTTGCTACTGTTCACCAATTAGGTGCTGCTCAAAAATGGATGAAAATCAGCTGTTTAAATCCTGTTGGAAACTATGCTGATTCCTGCCCACTTTGTAAGAAAGTCGCTGATGGCGATACCTCTATTGGCAAAGCTGCTAAAAAGGTTTACGTCCAAATGTTAGTTTCTTATAAAGATGCTACAACCGGTCAATTCTCAGAAGCTATCCCAGTTATTTGGGAACGTCCAGCTGGCTTCTCTCGTGAAATTGCCAATCTTTTAAGAGATTATGGCGATCTCAAAGCCCATGTCTTCAAAGTTACTCGTAATGGTGCTTCTGGAAGCATGCAAACCACTTATTCTATCGCTTATATCCCACTTTTCGATAAGCCAGAAACAGTTCCAACTGATTTCAGCGCATTCGCAAACTTCAAGATTAATAAGCATAGCTATTGGGAAAAGACCCTCGAAGAAATCGAAACATTCTTAGCTACTGGTTCATTCCCAGAAGTAGAAAAGGTTAGCACTACTGCTACCCCAGCCGCTGTTGCTGAAGCTACTACAGTTAAAGCAACACCAGCTGCTGCTACACCAGCTCCTGCTGTTACTCCAGCTGCTGCTCCAGCTACTGCACCTGCAGAAGCTCCTGCATCTGAAGAACCAGCACCAGCACCTGCTGCTGACCCAGCAGCTCGCCCAGCTAGAAACTTCGGCGGATTCTCATTTTAATTAAATAAATAATCATCAAAACATTTGGAGGCATTTATGGAAGGACTTTTTGGAACAGACTTTGAAATCGATATTACCAAGACTAAGGCAGACGTTAAGAAGTTAGCTAAGAAATTAGCTCTTGAAAAAGCGGCTGAAGAAGATCCAGAAAAGGTTTTGAAGTCTAAAAAGCTCACAATCCATGAACGTCTTGCAATTATTAACGAAAGAGTCATCAAGACGTTAGGATCACAACGAGCTAATACAGTTGTTATCAAAACTCTTGATGACTTTTCTGCTTACATCGATGCAGCTATTGCCGCAGGCAGAATTGACATCGATACTGAAACAAACAACACAACAGACCCAGTTAATAGCAAAATGGCTGGCCTCTGTTTGTATACTCCAGGCCAAAAACAAGCATACATTCCATTAAATCACGTTGATGTTAACACGGGAATTAGATTGCCTTGGCAACTAACAGAAGAAGACTGTAGAAAACAACTTCAAAGAGTTTTAGATTCAAAAATAAAAATCATCATGCATAACGGCAAGTTCGACTTTGAGGTTATTAAGGTCACTTGCGGTATTGAGGTTCCACCAGATTGGGACACAATTATCGGTGCAAGGCTTATTGACGAAAATCTTTACAGCGATAAACGTACAAGCTTAAAATATATGTATGTCACTTTAATTGATCCACGTCAAGCTAAGTATGATATTGAAG